AGAGTGGTGAATTACAACCAATGTCAAATGACGAACCATTTGTGGGTGGAAGTAATGTATTAGATAGAGTTCCAGAATTATTACCAGTAGGAAGTGGTTTTACACATAAAAAAACAGGACATGATATAATAGTAAAGGGGTATCAGGATAATCATATGTTGGTTAGTCACGAAAAATATCCTAACAAAACTTTGAAATGGCCATTAAAGCAGTTTTTAAAAATGACTGCAAACAAAGAATTACAATTTCATCCAAAAAGTAAATAAAAAATGAATTTTGAAGAAATTTTATTAGAATTAAGTTATAGAGTGCCTGAAGGTATTGTGAATTTGACAAAAGAAAGTCATATAAATACATTAGTCGAAATACTAAAAGAAAATGGTGTAAGTGATGCAAATGAGGTTGCACAAAAAGCTAGAGTATATTTTTCATATATAAGTGAAGTGTCTTTAAATGAGGCACCTAAATTAGATGCAGGATTACAAGCTGCGATTGAATTTTACAAAGGTAAGAAGTATAAAAATAACAAAGGAACGGAAGTAACATTTTCTACTGCAATTCAGTATGGATATAATGGTAATGAAAATGATAAAGCACATACAGCTGCAATGGCAGACTTTGAAGCATTCTTAAATGCAAACAAAGGTAAGTATGGTGATATGGAAACTGCAAAACAACCAGACGAAGAACCAGAACAACCAACTAATGCATTTGGTGTTAAAGGTCCTGGTGCAAAAGTATTCCCTGACAAACCTGTTAAAGAAAAACCTAAAAAAGAAAAACCATTACCGGCTTCATCTGATATGGAAGATGGTGAATCTGATAATATTTCTACTACAAATCCATATGTAAAACCTGGTCAAAAAGTAACTGACCCTAAAACGGTTAAAGAATTGATGCAAAAAGATACTGACAAAGTAATCAGAGCATTAAACAAAACCAAAGCACAAGAACTTGCAGATAAAGAAAAAGCAAAAGCTTCTGGAGTTAAATTAGGAGTTGGTGCAGGAACTGCAGCAAGTAGAGCTGGTGAATGTGCGGTTGTATATGGTGGTAAGAAATTAACCGAAATGATTAACAAAGGTGTTTCTTTTGATAAAGCAATTGCAGAAGTAGAAAAAGATTTAAGAAAAGTTACCAGTAAGGCAGACACTTTATTAGATGATGCTTGGGTAAATTCTGCAGTTAGCACTCTTTCATATATTCAAGAAAATATCAATTTCAAAAATATTAAAGAATTTACTTGGGATACCGATGAAGGTAGAGCTGTTGTAGGTAGTGAAGGACATGGAACATCATCCGATTGTTTTATGCAATTGAAAGATGGTAGTAGATTGGGATTGTCTTTGAAAAAAGATTTGAGTGTATTTGTATTTAGTGGTGGTATGGGTGATATGATGAATGATTTGACATCCAAAGGTATGAAAAACTTACCTACATTAAATGACTATAAGGATAGAAGAACTCAGGAATTGAGCAAGTTGGCAAAATTAGCAACTAATCCAAAAACTGCTGCAGATTTCCAAAAAGACTTCAATGATTTAAAGAAAAATCCAGAAGCTAGATTTGGTAAAGGTGGATTGACAAATAGATTACAAAGTATTCAAAAATTAACTGGTAAACCACTTGCACAATTAACTTTCAAAGAATTTGCAAATGCAGTTTTATCGGATGTTACTAAAGGTGACAATATTAAAATTTTGGCAGATATGGCCAAAACATCATCTAACTCAAAAATACAAGAAGTTTATAAAAGTGTTAGAGGATTGGATAAAGAAATGACTTCTGATATTAAAGAACAATTTACAAATCCTGCAAATAAACATGTAGTTGATGAAATTGTTAGAAAAGAAACACACATTGACGATATTCTTTTCCCAGAAAATAAACATTTAGATAGATTGATGGTTGTATATGGTGAAGAACCTGCAATTGAAATGAAAAAAGAGAATCTAGTTGGACTATTAGGAATTGGAAAAGAAATGCAAATGTATGAGTCCGAAAAAGACCCTGCAAAAAAAGCTAAATTAAAAGACCAATTAAACGATAAGATTAACTCACAAATCAAAGTTACTGATAAAGGTGGTGTAATGTCGGTTGGTATTGATATTGGTGGTGGTAGTATTATTCCAATTTTTGAAGCTAGAGTTAGAACAAGAGGTATTGGTTCTGCACCTACATTTGAAATGCCACAATCTCGTTTTGGTGGATTGGCATTTAAAAACGGAACAACTGATTTCAAAAAATGGAAAGACCCAAAAGATAGAATTGATGTTGTAACTTCTATGAGTAAGGAATTATTGAATGATTTTGAAGATTTGGATATGAGTGATAAACAAACTAGAATAGAAGTTATAGATAGAATTAAGAGATTGAATGAAATTCTACCTGAAGGTGCAAAGAATAAGGCATTGACACAGGTAGCATTAAAAGCTAAAGAATACAAATTATCATAATGAATACACAACTACTTTGCCTTTTTACGACAAAGGAAGAATTGGATAAATCAATAGAATTTATAATGGGAAACTATACATTAGTTAATCCAAATGTATTCGTATTGGAAAATAAATCTAAAGTTGAAGAATGTTATATAACCTTTAATGTTGAGAAAGGTTCAGTAGCAATTCCGTCTGATTGGAAAACTATTCTTGTACATAGAAAGAAACAATCAAATTCAATATACACTATCAATGCACTTAATGAAGTAGTTAAGTCAAAAACAGGTGGTATGTTAGATAATTCTTATATGATTGATTGGGAAGAATTTAGAAATTGTATCTTAACAACATCTAACACAGGATACAAAAAAATTTCTACTAAAGTATTCAAAAGTTTTAATGTAGAAAATTTGGAGAAGTAAAATATTTTTCTTATATTAGACAAATGTCAGTAAGAAAAAAATATAATCCAATTGAAATTTACGCAAACGACCCTGCAGATATTTTTGAAACACATAGAAAGGAAATATCAAAAGGAATAGTTGATGCAATTGCATATGGACTTACTACAAAGAAAAAAAGAATTGATTTTGCAAAAGTCCTAATCAAAGAAATTATTGTAATTACACTATCTATTGATAGGAGAGAATTTTCAGACCTTTTGGAAGAACAATTGCCTGTCCTCGTTGATTTTGAGGAGTATGAATCATGTGCATTAATTATGAAATTACAAGATAAATTAAATAAACAAAAAGTATAATTTTATGGGAAGTCATCATGTACCTTTAACAATTAACGAAGATGGATTAGTTACATCCGTAGGAAAAAATAGTGAACTTTATGAAACCTGTATTATGTGTGGTAAAGAAACTACTACACTAAAAACTACTCATGTCGATTTTAGATATGGTTATGTAGAGGGTGCAGGACAAATGTGTAGAGAATGTTATATGGGTGAAAACAGAAATTTAATCACCATAAATAGTAGAACAATTTTAGATACTCCAAACGATGCAGAATTGGGAGCAAAAGTTAGAGAAATATATTGGGAAAGTAAAAAATAGTTATGTCACCAAAGAAAAAAGAAGAAGCAGAATATCACATTGGAGATGGCAAGTATCTTACAATGAAACAAACAACGACAGTTGAAATGAAAGACCAGTTGAGATTGATGACGGGTGAAGGGAAAGGTATTACATTGGATGTTTCAATCAAAGCAGATTTTGAAAAAATACCACCACAATATCATCAGTTGTTTTTACAAATGATGTCAGTTAGATATGGTGGAATGGTAAATATTTGGGATAATACTCAACCATTTGCAAAACCGGAAGTTAAGAAAAAAAGATGGTATCAAATATGGAAATAAAAAAAGTTATGAAAAAATTAGAAGGTAGAGAGTTATTCCCTGAGGCAGTAGAAAGAGCAAAAGAAATGGTAAACGGCCCTGCACATTATGGGGGAGTAGATAATCCATATGAAGTAATTAAAGTATGTGAAGCGTGGGGATTGGATAAAGATGCGTATTTATTTAATGTGGTTAAATATGTAGCGAGAGCGGGTATTAAAGACCCCAAAAAAGAACTGGAAGACCTAAAAAAAGCGGTATTTTATCTTGAAAGAAAGATAAAAAACTTAGAAAAATAGATTTGGTAAATTGGGAAATTTTCCGTATATTTACTATGTAAAAGTTCAAAAAGGTTATATTTATCTATATAGGATATAGCTATAAAACCTTAAACTTAAAACAAATTTTTAAACTTTAAAACTTAACAACATGGACATTAAATTGGCCTTGTCGAGATTCAATTCTCTACAAAACAACACAAAAAAGTCTGACTCAATTTGGAAGCCAGCACCGGGTAAATCACAAATCAGAATCGTTCCTTACAAATTTAATAAGGATTTACCATTCATCGAACTTTATTTCCATTACAACATCAACAACAAGACTTACTTGTCTCCAATGTCATTTGGTAGACCTGACCCTATTGTTGAATTCGCTGAAAAATTAAAAAGAACAGGTGATACTGACGATTGGAAAGCAGGTAAGAAAATGGAACCAAAATTAAGAACTTTCGTACCAGTTATCGTAAGAGGTAAAGAATCCGAAGGTGTTAAATTTTGGGGATTCGGTAAGACAGTTTACCAAGACATTTTAGGATATATCGCTGATCCTGATTACGGTGATATTACAGACCCATTAACCGGTAGAGATATCGTATTGGATGTAACTTCAGCAGAAGAATCAAATGCAGCATATCCAACAACTGCAATTAGAATCAAACCTGCTCAAACAAAATTGGCAGAAACTCCAGAACAAATCGAACAATTGTTAGACGGACAAAAAGAAATTACTGAATTATATTCGGAGTTATCATACGCTGAATTAAAATCAGTATTAGAAAATTGGTTAAACCCATCAGCTAGTAGTAGTGACGAAATTGTTGAGGAATTGGAAGCACCAAAACCAAAAACGGTAGTTTCAACACCAAAACAATCGGAAGTATCGGTTGATTTAGGTGGCACAACTGGTGAAATCGGTGACTTACCTTGGGAAAAGGAAGAAGCTGCAAAACCAAAAGTGAAAGATGATGTAGCATCTGCATTTGACGATTTATTCAATAATTAAAATTAGGTTACAATGGCCAAAAGAGAAGAGGACTTAGCAAGTATACTTGCGGATTCATTAAACAAACAAAATAAGGATGGTAGAATTGCATACTTCCTAACCGATGGTGGTGGTGATGCCCCTACCAACGTGAAAGATTGGTTATCTACGGGTAACGCACTTTTAGATGTAGCAATATCAAACAGACCTTATGGTGGTTTGCCTGTTGGCCGTATAACAGAGATTACGGGTTTAGAGCAAAGTGGAAAATCTTTGCTCTCCGCCCATCTGTTAGCTGAAACACAAAAGAAAGGTGGAGTAGCCGTATTGATTGATACCGAAACTGCTGTTAATAGAGAGTTTTTGGAAGCAATTGGTGTTGATATTTCAAAATTATTATATGTTTCAGTAGATACGGTTGAAGGTATTTTTGAAGCTTGTGAAACTATCATTGAAAAAATTAGAACTTCTGATAAAAATAGATTAGTTAGCATTGTAGTTGACTCAGTTGCAGCTGCATCTACTAAGAAAGAATTAGAAGCTGATTACGATAAAGATGGTTACGCTACTGATAAAGCAATCATCATTTCCAAAGCAATGCGTAAGATTACGAATATGATTGGTAGACAAAACATTTGTTTAGTGTTTACTAACCAACTTCGTCAAAAGATGAACGCAATGGCATTTAGTGACCCTTGGACTACATCCGGTGGTAAAGCATTAGCATTCCACGCATCGGTAAGATTGAGATTAAAGTCTATGGGACAATTAAAAGTTGGTGATAGAATTGTTGGTATCAAAGTAAGAGCACAGGTTATTAAAAACCGTTTAGGCCCACCATTAAGACACGCAGATTTCAGTATCTTTTTTGATAGAGGTATTGATAACTTTGGAAGTTGGTTAAGTGTAATGAAAGATAACAAATTGGTAAAACAAGGTGGTGCATGGTATGAATATATCGACACCGATACCGGTGAAGTTATGAAATTCCAATCAAAGGATTTCCCACAATTACTAACAAACGAAGATTTAAAAGACCAAATTTATCGTAAGATATGTGAGGTTTGTATTTTACAATATAAAAGTTCCGCTTCAGAGGAAGTTGATGAAACAACGGATGTAGCAAATGAGTCAGATTAATAAGAAGTATTTAGATATACTAAAACAAATAGATGAAGAACATAAGGGTGCGGGTGACTTGCATAGAAACTCAAAAACCTTAGTAATAGATGGATTAAATACATTTATTCGTTCTTGGTCAACAGCACCTAATCTTAATGATAATGGTGACCATATTGGAGGAATAGTCGGTACATTAAAAAGTATCGGCTATGCCATCCGTACAATTAACCCCACAAGAGTTGTCGTTGTATTTGACGGCAAAGGTGGTTCACAAAGTAGAAAAGAAATATACGGAGGATACAAATCGGAAAGAGGTAAGAATAAAATCAAAATGAGATTAAATCGTGCCGCAACTATTGAAATGAATCCCGAAGAAGAAAGTGCATCTATGAAACGCCAAATGCAAGGATTGGGTGAATTACTTTCTGCATTACCTGTTACCATTATGATTTATGATGGTGTTGAGGCAGATGATGTTATGGCGTATATTGCAACAACTTTAAAACAAGAAAACGAAAAAGTTGTTATTATGTCTACCGATAAGGATTTCTTACAATTGGTAAACAAAGATGTGAGTGTATATTCACCATCTAAGAAAAAGATTTATAACATTGATGAAGTGGTAGAAGAATTTGGCATTCATCCACATAATTTTATAAATTTCAGAATGATTGATGGTGATAAGTCGGACAATGTAGAAGGTATTAGTGGATTGGGTATTAAATCAATTATCAAAGCATTCCCGATGCTATCCGAAGGTGAGTTGTGTGATACTGAAAGTATGGTTGAATATGCAGAATCTTTACCTAAAAAATCTAAAGCACACGAATTGTTCTTAAATAATTTGGCAATATTAGAAAGAAATCGTAAATTGATGCAGTTATCGGAACCAACATTTAGTGGAAATTTAAGAATGAAAATCTTAGATAGATATAATGAACCAACTACAAAATTCGACAAACAAACTTTCTTAAAGTATGGTTTGAAACATAAAATGTTAGAAGGTTTTCCAAATATATTGGATTGGTTACAATCAACATTTTCACATATTAGTAAATTTTAAAAATAAAAGTTATGGCAAAAACAGCAGACAAATTAGCAAAACCATTAGGAGATAGAGTCCTATTGAGTGAATTAGAAGAAGTTGCATCTAAGACTGCCGGTGGTATTATCATTCCAGATAGTGCAAAATCGGAAGATGTTAAAAGAGCAAAAGTAGAAGCAGTTGGAGATGGGTTATATACTCAATCCGGTGTAGCAATTCCAATGACGGTAAAAGTAGGTGACGAAGTAATACTTCCACCATATCATCAGGGAGTAGAAATTAAAGTAGGTGGTAATAAATACCTTCTATTAAGAGAATCAGAATTATTAATGGTTATTAGATAAATAAAAACATGGAGGTAAACTATGAAGTGTCTTAAAAGCGTAAAAACAGGAAACATCATCAGAGTTGATGATAAACAAGCCTATCAAATGGCAGGTAGAGAATGGCAGTATGTTCCAAAATCAGAATGGAAATCAACTAGACCAACACCTACACAAAAACAAGTAGAAGAAACAGAAAAGAAAGAAGAAACTGTTTCTGAAAAAGCATTGAAAAGAAAAAAGATTGGTGAGAAACAAAGACCATCAGAAGATTTAGATAACCGTTTAATAACTAAGTAATGCAAGAATTAGATACACTAGTCAAATATGGCCAATCGTATCAATCTAAAGTTGTTGCTTCTCTTATAACGGATGTAAAATTCTTAGAACAAGTAAGTGAAATTACTAAACCTATATTTTTTGAATCACAAGCAAACCAATGGATTGTAAAAGAAGCTCAAACTTATTTTGATGAGTTTCGTTCAGTTCCTACAATGGAAGTCTTTAAGATTAAAGTTGGTGAGATTGAAGATAAAGGTTTAAAACAAACAGTAGTTGAACAATTAAAGAATGTTTATTTACAAGTTGGTGCAGAAGATATACCATATGTAAAGAAAGAATACCTTACATTTGCAAAGAATCAGAAAGTTAAAGAGGCTCTATTCAAATCGGTAGACTTATTAAAGAACGGACAATACGACCAGATTATAGATACAATGATGAAGGCATCCAAAGTGGGTGTTGAATCGGATTTAGGTTTGGACTATATTGAAAACTTTGAGTCCATTTTAGAAGATGTTAAAAGAGATTCCACACCAACAGGATGGGATGTTATTGATGAACTAATGGATGGTGGTTTAGGACCCGGTGAATTAGGAGTTGTAATGGCACCTTCTGGCATCGGTAAAAGTTGGTTCTTATCCAAAATCGCATGTTCGGCATTACAAAGGGGTATTGATGTATTACACTACACTTTGGAATTATCCGAAAGTTATGTGGGTCAAAGATATACTACAATTCTTACCAATATTGCAACCGCAGACCAAAAAGATAAGAAGGATGAAATCATTCGTAAAATCAAACAGGTTCCAGGCAGAGTTCGTATTAAATATTATCCACCACAATTTGCATCTGCAAAAACACTTTCAGCACACATTGAAAAAGTTAAACAAACTGGTTTTAATCCAAAACTAATTGTAATTGACTACGCCGACTTATTAAAGAGTGGCAATGGTGCAAGAGATGGATTATATGCTGAGTTGGGTGGCATCTATGAAGAGTTGAGAGGATTGAGTGGTGAACATAAGATTCCAGTATGGACTGCAACACAGACAAATAGAGCCGCAATAGACCACGAAGTTATTCAAGCGGATAGTGTGGGTGATTCTTATAAGAAAGTCCAAACTGCAGACTTTATAATGTCAGTAAGTAGGAAAACAAAAGATAAGTTATCTAACACAGGTCGTATTCACATTGTAAAGAATAGATTTGGACCAGATGGTATGACTTTTCCTGCAAAAATTGACACATTCACAGGTACTATGGATGTATACGCTGCAAATTCAGTTGATGGTATTGGTGCAACTAAAGATAGTAAAAATGGTGAAGGATTGGAGAAAAAACTCTTACATAAGAAGTATGTGGAGAATATGGGATAAGTATTAAAAAAAGAAAAAAAGTGTTAATAAATATTTTTGAAAAAAACCTAAAATTAACTAAAGAAATCGGGGTATAATGGTAGTAGACCAGATATATATCTTTACATTTCCCACTTTTTTGGGAAAAATATTTACTAACAAAAATTAAAAAATTTACAAAACAATGGACATTTCAAACAAAATCTTATCTGAAATTACGGTGTATATGAAGTATGCAAAGTATAGACCAGAATTACAAAGAAGAGAAACATGGGAAGAGTTGGTTACAAGAAATATGGAAATGCATATTAAAAAGTATCCACAATTAGAACAAGAGATTAGAGATAACTACAAATTTGTGTATGATAAAAAATGTTTACCATCAATGCGTTCAATGCAATTTGCAGGTAAACCAATTGAAATGTCACCAAATAGAATATACAATTGTGCATTTGCACCGATTGATGATTGGAGAGTATTTTCGGAAATTATGTTCCTTTTATTAGGTGGAACGGGTGTAGGATATTCAGTTCAAAAACATCATGTTGATGCATTACCTGAAATCAGAAAACCAAATGCAGATAAGACAAGAAGATTTTTAATCGGAGATTCTATCGAAGGATGGGCAGATTCAATTTCAGTATTGGTTAAAGCTTATTTCTTCGGAGGTTCAAAACCAGTATTTGACTTTAGAGATATTAGACAAAAAGGTGCAAGATTGATTACATCGGGTGGTAAAGCACCAGGTCCTCAACCTCTAAAAGAGTGTTTAATTAAATTGGAAGGTATATTAGACTCTAAAAAAGATGGTGATAAATTATCTCCAATTGAAGTGCATGATATGGTTTGTCATATTGCAGACGCAGTATTGGCAGGTGGTATTAGAAGAGCTGCATTAATTTCTTTGTTCTCTGCAAATGACGAACAAATGATTAGTTGTAAGAGTGGTGCATGGTGGGAAACGAATCCACAAAGAGGTAGAGCAAATAACTCAGCAGTATTGATGCGTCATAAAATTACAAAAGAATATTTCTTAGACCTTTGGAAAAGAATTGAAGCAAGTGGAGCAGGTGAACCTGGTATCTACTTATCAAACGATAAAGATTGGGGAACTAATCCTTGTTGTGAGATTGCATTAAGACCTTTCCAATTCTGTAACTTATGTGAAGTAAATGTAAGTGATGTAGTTGACCAGGATGATTTGAATGCAAGAGTAAAAGCAGCATCATTCATCGGAACATTACAAGCTGGTTATACTGATTTTCATTATTTAAGACCAATCTGGCAAAGAACAACTGAAAAGGATGCATTGATTGGAGTATCTATGACAGGTATCGGAAGTGGTGCAGTTTTGAAAATGAATATGAAAGAAGCGGCAAAAGTTGTTAAAGAGGAAAACAAACGAGTTGCTGATATCTTAGGTATCAACCATTCGGCAAGAACTACAACAGTTAAACCTGCAGGAACAACATCATTAGCATTGGGAACTAGTTCAGGTATCCATGCTTGGCACAATGATTACTACATTCGTAGAGTAAGAGTGGGTAAGAATGAAGCAATTTATTCACACTTAGCTTTACATCATCCAGAGTTAATCGAAGATGAATACTTTAGACCACATGATACTGCGGTAATTGGTATTCCACAAAAGGCACCAAAGGACGCAATCTTTAGAACCGAATCACCAATTCAATTATTAGAGAGAGTTAAAAGAGTTCATGGTGAATGGATTAAACCGGGCCATAGAACAGGAAATAACACACACAATGTATCTGCAACAATCTCAATTAGAGAACATGAGTGGGATGCAGTTGGTGAATGGATGTGGGAGAATAAGGAATACTATAATGGACTTTCGGTATTACCTTACGATGGTGGAACTTATATCCAAGCTCCTTTCGAAGATTGCACAAAAGAGAAATACGAAGAGTTAATGAAAACTTTGACAGAAGTAGACTTGAGTAAAGTTATAGAAGTTGAAGATAATACAGACTTAATGGGTGAAGCAGCTTGTGCAGGAGGTGCGTGTGAAGTTAAATAAAGATGATAAGGAATTATATTATTTGGAAAATGGTAAAGTGGTGTTCACTCCTAAGTATCACCTTCAACGAGGTGATTGCTGTGGGAGTGGGTGCCGCCATTGTCCATATATTCCAGTTGGTATAAAAGGAAATAAAAATATAAAACAAAAACAAAATGGTAACAGTTAAAAAATTCTCAGCAGTATGGTGTGGCCCTTGTAGAGCTTTAGCACCAGTAATGAATGAAATCAAAGGTAATTTTTCAAATGTAAAGTTTGAAGAATATGATATTGACGAATATAGTGAAATAACAGAAAAATACGGAGTTCGTTCAGTTCCAACGGTAATCATTGAAAAAGACGGAATAGAATTACAAAGATTTACAGGATTGTCATCAAAAATTGCATATGTAAATGCAATCAACGAAGCAGTAAAATAAATTTGGTATTGTGAAAAAAATTGGTTATATTAGACTCATGTTAAAAGGGGAAGCACATCCGATGCACAAATTGACTGAAACTCAGGTGCAGACGATTAGAGATTTATGGAAAGTAGGACATCGTAATATTAAAGTATTAGCGAGAAATCATGGTGTATCTCCTGCAAACATTAAGAAAATAGTTACAAACGAAACGTGGAAACACATGGTTAAGTGGCCTTATGAAAGTACAAGATAAATTATCTTTTTTTGATTATAGTAGAACTTATGATTATCCAATCTTTTTACAAGAATGTAATAATACAGAACAAACTACTATTTTTAGAAATATAATAAATACTTACCATTCTTATGTCAAATACAAAGATGTTCCACAAAGAAGAATTAACTATCTAATTTATAGAACATCGGATAGTAAAGTAATAGGTGCAATAGGAATATCTTCTTGTGTATTAGCAATAGGTGTAAGAGATAGGTGGATTGGTTGGGATAAAGAAATTAGATTAAGAAATTCAAATAAGGTTGCAAATAATTATAGATTTTGTTTAGTGCCTGATAATGGTATTAAAAATGTTGGAACTATGGCACTTAAATTATTAAGAGAAGAAGGTTCCAAAAGATGGAAAGAAAAATATGGTGATGAATTGGTAATGTTAGAAACATTCGTTCAACCACTAATTGATGGGTCTGATAACAAACGAAATGGTGCAGTTTATTTAGCAGATAACTGGTTTATGGTAGGAGAAACATTGGGAAACTCAATTAAAAAAGCACCTGTATTATTATGGCAAAAAGAAAATTCTGCAAGAGGTGAGTTGGCAAGAACTAATCCAGAAGCAGCTATTGCAAAATACGCAGTTGGTAGGGAACATTATGTTGTTACCGAATCACCGGTAAAAAAAGTATTTGTAAAACCATTAATAAAAGATTGGAAAGATAAATTACTTAAATAATGAGAGTAGAAAATAAGTTATATTGTGATACTTCCAAGTTTAGTGTAAGGTTGATAGAAAAGTCGGTTGCAAAGAATATAATAGTAAAACATCATTATTCTAAACAATGGACAAAAGTTAGTTACGCATTGGGGTTGTTCTACGAAAACGACACCGAACATAAAT